AACTTTAGAAGAAAAGAACAAAAAATCTAATGAAGCACTTGATAAACATATTAAAAAAATTAGCAAATCTTCTTCTATTGCTAAAAAAGGTTTAAAAGGACTAGGACGAGGTATTTTGGGCGTAGGTAAAGCTATTAAAAAAGCAGGAATAGGACTTTTAATTGCAGCTTTAGGAGTATTAGCTAATGGGTTAAGAACTAATCAAACCGTTATAGATGGTTTTAATGTAGTTTTAGGAACTATTACAGACGTTGGTAAACAAGCAGCACAGATGTTTGTGGATATGTTTAAAAGAGTTTCAGAAGCTACTGGAGGTTTTGATGCTTTACAAAAAGTAATAGGAGGAGCATTTACTATTTCTTTAAATTTAATAGTTGGATTAATACAGGGTATTACATTAGGAATACAAGAAACTCAATTATGGTGGGAGAAATCAATATTTGGAGGAAAAGATGCTGATAAAATAAAAGAATTACAATCTAATATTGATGAAACAAAAGAAAAATTATCCGAAACAGGAGAAAGTATTTCAAATGCAGGTAAACAAATAAAAGACAATTTTGTTGAAGCAGTACAAGAAGTTGGAAGTCTAGCAAAAGGCGTTGCCGAAACAACACAAAAAGCAATAAAGGAAATAGATGTAGAAGCAGCCAAAGAAAGATCAAAAACAATAGTCCAATTACAAAAAGATGCGCAGTTAGCAATAGCAGAAAATGAAAAACTTCAATTAAAATATCAAAGAGAAGCAGAATTACAAAGGCAAATAAGAGACGATGTTACAAAAAGTATAGAGGATAGAACAAAAGCAAATAATAAATTAGGAACTATTTTAGATGAACAAGAAAAATTACAAAAGAAAAATGCTCAAATAAATGTAGATTTAGCAACAGAGAAACTTGCTCTAGATAAAGACAATATAGAATTACAAGTAGAAAAAATAAATGCCGAAAAAGAATATATAGATGTTTTAGAAAGTGTTGCAGGGTTTAGAAGTGAGCAAATGACAAACCAATCAGCTTTACAATTAGAAGAAATTGATTTAATAAAAAGTAAAACAGAAGCCGAAAACACAAGAGAGATACAAAGAAAACAATTTGAAGCAGAACAGCTATCAACAGAATATGAAAGAGTTGCAGCATTAAGAGTATTAGCAGACGAGGAAAGAGAAATAGAAGAACAAAGACTTTTAGATAATATTTCAAAATATAAAGAGGGAACACAAGCAAGACAAGATGCGGAACAGGAATTATTAAATTTTAAAGAACAAGCTGATCAAAAAGAAATTACACTAGACAAAATAGTACAACAAGAAAAATTAAAATTAACATCTGATACTTTTGGACAATTAGCAAGTATTTTAGGAAAAAATAGCGCAGCAGGTAAAGCTGCAGCAACAGCACAAGCTGTAATAAATAGTTATTTAGCTTTTACAGATGTTTTAAAAACGCCTACAACTATTCCTGAACCTTTTGGGAGTATTCAAAAAGCAATTAGTGCAGCGAGTATTTTAGCATCAGGTTTACAAACAGTAAAACAAATAAATGCAGTACAATTACCTGCAGGTAGTGGTGGAGGTGGTGCATCTAGTGGTAGTGCTCCGTCTGCAGGTCAAGCACCTAGTATAAATGTAGTCGGTGCAGCACCTGAAAACCAACTAGCACAAGCGTTAGGAGAACAAGAACAAAAACCAGTAAAAGCATTTGTAGTAAGTAGTGATGTTTCTACTGCTCAATCGTTAGATAGAAATATAATAGATAATGCGTCTATTGGTTAAAATCAATTATAAGAATTAAATACGTTATATAAAAAAACAAGGTAATGAAAATAGTAGAATTAGTTTTAGACGAGGAAGATGAATTAAATGGAATTGAAGCAATTAGTATTGTAGAAAATCCTGCAATAGAAGAAGATTTTATTGCATTAAAAGATCAGCAAGTAAAACTTGCAGAAGTAGATAAGGAAAAAAAGATATTAATGGGAGCATTATTAATTCCTAATAAACCCATTTACAGACAAAGCGGAGATGAAGAATATTATATTTATTTCAGCAGAGATACTGTTTTAAAAGCATCACAAAAATATCTTAAATCAGGCAACCAAAAAAACAGCACTTTAGAACATCAAATGAATATACAAGGATTAACACTTGTTGAAAGTTGGATAAAAGAAGATAAGGTACACGATAAATCTGTTAAATATGGTATGGATGTTCCTGTTGGAACTTGGCTAGGAAGTGTTAAAGTTGATAATGATGAAGTTTGGGAAAACTATGTAAAGACTGGTCTAGTAAAAGGATTTAGTATTGAGGGATACTTTGCTGATAAAGCCGAATCTCCAAAAGACAAAGGTATTAAAGAAGAAGCAGAAGAATTAATAGAAAAAGTTAAAAAAATAATAAGTGAGTAAATATTCAATTAAACCACAAAGACACAGAAGTAGTTCTCCCAGAAGTTCAAAAAGAGGATGCTTATGTAGAGACGGTTCTTATTCAAGAAAATGCTGTGATGGAAATTATTTTTCACAAGGAATAGGAAAAGTTTAATGTATTAAAAGATAGATGGTTACAGTCTTAAATACAAAATAAATAATAATTAACGTAATATAAATATGAAAAATCCAGTAGAAATGCTTAAAGATATAAAAAAATTATTGGGTGTAGAACTTTCTGAAACAAAAGAGGTTAAACAAGAACCTAAAGAAACGAAAGAAATAGTTTTGGCTCAATTAAATTTAGAAAATGGTACTATTCTTGAATCAGAGATATTTGAGAAAGGCAACGAAGTTTTTATTCTAACAGAAGACGAGAAAGTGGCTCTTCCTGTTGGGGAATATAAACTTGAAGACGGAAGAACTTTAGAAGTAACAGAAGAGGGAATAATTAATTCTATCGAAGTTAAAGCAGAAGAATCTCCAGAGGAAGAAGAAAAAGAGGAGGAAGATATGGAAGAAGAAAAATATCCAACTCGTGAAGAATTTGATGCTCTTAAAGAAATGGTCGAGGGAATAAAAGAAGTAATGGGCGAAAAAAAGGAGGAAGAAGAAGAAGAATTAAAAGCTGAACTTTCTAAACCTGCAACGCAACCTATTAAACATACTCCTGAACAAAAAGAGATCAAAAAAGTATTACACGCACAAAAAAGAGGTAATAATACTTTAGATAGAGTTATGAGTAAAATATTAAATAAATAATTATAAAAAATGGCAACAACAACAACAATAAGTAATGATGTAACTCGTATTTTTCACAAATACGAAGCAATAACAGTAGGTGCTTCTTTGACAGATGCTGATAGTGGCAAAGTGTTTAAAGTAAGTGGTACAGGTGGAACAGTTACACTACCTGCACCAAAAGAGGGTTTTAATGTAAAATTTATAACAACAGGTGGATTAACTTCTGCAAACACAGTAATAGCAGGAGGAACTGCTGACGTAATGGAGGGTAGTATTATAGTAGCAGGTGCAGTAGTAGATGTAGATGCAGCTGATCAACTTAATTTTGTACACACAGCAGATAATTTAGGCGATTTTGTAGATATATGGTCAGACGGATCAAATTACTATGTTTTCGGAAATGCTCTAGAGAGTGGAGGAATTACAGCTACAGGATAATTAATTAATAATAAATAAAAAAAAATGGCAACAACTAATACAATAACTACAACGTATGCAGGCGAATTTGCAGGCGAGTACATTTCGGCAGCTTTACTTTCAGGAGATACGTTAGATAATGGCGGAATTACAATTAAACCAAATGTTAAATATAAAGAGGTAATTAAGAAAATTGCAACAGACGGTATTGTGAAAGACGCAACGTGTGACTTTGATCCAAGTTCAACTGTTACATTAACAGAAAGAATTATAACTCCTACTGAATTGCAGGTTAATTTACAATTATGTAAAAAAGACTTTCATTCAGATTGGGAAGCTGCTCAAATGGGATATTCAGCATTTGATAGTTTACCTCCTAAATTTAGTGATTTTCTAATTGGACACGTTGCAGCGAAAGTAGCACAAAAAACAGAACAAACTATTTGGAATGGTGCTGCAGCAACTGCAGGAGAGTTTGGAGGATTTAAAGAACTATTATTAGCTGATGGGGATGTAAACGATGTTACAGCAACTACTGTTACTTCTGCGAATGTAGTAGCACAGCTTGGTGCAATAGTCGATGCAATTCCGTCAACACTATATACTAGTGAAGATTTAAATTTATATGTTTCTCAAAATATTGCTAGAGCATACGTGAGAGCATTAGGAGGATTTGCAACTAATGTAGGTGCAGCAGGTACAGACAATAAAGGGACACAATGGTTTGAAAATAACCTTTTATCTTTTGACGGAGTAAAGATTTTTGTCGCTAATGGTTTAGCTGATAACACAGCAGTAGCAGCAGAAAAAACAAATCTATTTTTCGGTACTGGTTTACTTTCAGATCAAAACGAAGTAAAAGTGATAGATATGGGAGATATCGATGGTTCGCAGAATGTAAGAATCGTAATGAGATATACAGCAGGAGTTCAATATGGTATCGGAGGAGATATTGTTTTATACTCGTAATAAATAAATTAACCAATAAAATAGGGTGGGTAAGATTATATCTACCTACCCTTTTTTAATTAAAATAAAATAGATATGGCTTGCGATTTAACGTTGGGTAGAAAAGAACCTTGTAAGGACGTAGTTGGAGGAATTAAAGCAGTATATTTCGTAGATTTCGGAGATATGGGAACTTTAAGTATTTCAAACGATAACCTTGTAGATGCAACAGGTACTTTTACTGCCTTTAAATATGAACTAAAAGGAAATAGCAGTTTTGAACAAACTGTTAATGCATCAAGAGAAAACGGTACAGTTTTTTACGAACAAACCTTAAATTTAACTTTAAAGAAACTGACAAAAGAAGATAACCAGGAGTTAAAATTATTGGCTTATGGAAGACCACAGGTGGCGATAGAAGATTATAATGGTAATTGTTGGTTTATGGGTAGAGAAAATGGAGCAGATGTTTCAGGTGGTACAATAGTAACAGGAGCAGCGATGGGTGATTTAGTAGGATATACACTTACTTTAACAGGACAGGAGACCTTACCTGCTAACTGGATGAACAACGCAACTAGCGGAAATCCTTATGCAGGATTAAGTAGTGCGTCACCTACGATTACACAAGGTACTAATAGTTAATATTTTTTCATTTGTTTGTTAAATTAAGGGGGGTTTTTGCTCCCCTTTTTTTGTTTAGTATTAAAATAGTTATTAATAAATTTGGATAAGTCATTTATTTTTATTATCTTTATAATAAGTTCTTTGACATACTGAAACAATTAAACAAATTAAAAATGACTAGATATAGAATTTACCAAAAGGATGCTGATAGTCCAAATGAATGGATTGAAATTAGCGTTCAAAAATTTTTAGAACTTACTGAAGGTAGGGGTGCTTATAAAAAAGGTACTGCTCTTGAAGCTATAAAAAGTTCTATGAAAATTAGAACAAATTTTTCATTTTTTAAATTAGATAATCCAAGAGGGTTTGAAAATTTATTTAATTATTAAAGTCTTAAAATTTAATATGGAATTTAAATTTAATTAAAATGAGTTATATTAACACAAACATAGACATAATTTATGAATTACGTGATAACCAAAAAGGCACTTTATTAAAGGATAGTTATATTTTAGATGATTTAAAAGAATATCAATTAAAAAATTATTCAACTAAAAATACATACATTGAAGAGCATACTATTAGGTTAATTGAGTAATAAAAATAAACAGGACAGCAGAAATGTTGTCCTTTTTTTATGCAATATTAATTATTATCTTCGTTATATAAATATGAAAGTATTAACTACAACTGCATCAGCACAAACTTTTAAAATAATACCTAGAGAATATGTTACAACAGCTACAATGTTGATAACAGATGATTCTACTAATACAACAACAACTTACGCAAGTATTACGCCAACAGTAAGCACAAATCATTTACAAATCAATCAAGCGTTTAGTCCAGTTTTAAAAGAGGGCAGGTTTTATGATTTAGTTTTAAAAAACACAAGCAATAAAATTATCTATAAAGATAAAATATTTTGTACAGTACAAGGTGTTGATCAAACGCAAAACGAAGAATACACAGTTAATAAAGATGTTTATACTTCTGATACTAGTTACGATAACGACTTTATAATATTATGAAAAAATTAGGAATAGTAAATTTAAGCAGTTACACTTCGCCTGAAATTGTAGAAGTAAGAAACAAAGATTGGGTAATGTACGGAGAGGACAATGCTTATTATCAGTATTTAATAGACCGATATAACGGAAGTCCAACTAACAATGCAATAATTAATGGACTATCTGAAATGATCTTTGGAAAAGGATTAAACGCTACTGATGCAAATAGAAAACCTGACGAATATGCTCAAATGGTTTCTTTATTTAAAAAAAACACAGTAAGAAAGTTTTGTTATGATCTTAAATTAATGGGTCAATGTGCTATACAAATTATTTATTCAAAAGACAGAAAAAAAATAGCGCAAATAGAACACTTGCCTATTGAAACTATAAGAGCAGAAAAAGTAAACGAAACAACAGAAGAAGTAGAAGCATATTATTATAGTCCTGATTGGCTAAAAATAAAACCTAACGACAAACCGAAAAGAATACCTGCCTTTGGTACATCTAACCAACCGATAGAAATTTTAGTAGTGAAACCATATAGAGCAGGTTTTTATTATTACTCGCCTGTGGATTATCAGGGAGGATTACAGTACTCTGAACTAGAGGAGGAGATTGCTAACTATCATATCAATAATATAAAAAACGGACTTGCTCCTAGTATGCTTATAAATTTCAACAACGGAATTCCAAACGAGGAAGAAAGAGAATTAATTGAAAGAAGAATTTACGATAAGTTTAGTGGATCAAGTAGTGCAGGAAAATTTATTTTAGCTTTTAATGATAACCAAGAAAGTGGAGCAACATTAGAACCAGTACAATTATCTGACGCTCATAACCAATACCAATTTTTAAGTGATGAATCTAGTAAAAAAATATTAGTATCTCATAGGATTGTTAGTCCTATGTTATTTGGTATAAAAGACAATACAGGATTAGGAAACAACGCAGAAGAATTAAAAACAGCATCAATACTAAATGATAATGTAGTGGTTAAACCATTTCAAGAATTATTAATAGATGCTTTTGATCAAATACTTGCAGTTAATGATATTAGTTTAAATCTGTATTTTGAAACTTTACAACCATTAGAATTTAAAGACGACCTTATAGAAGAAATAGACGATAAAGAAGTTGTAGAAGAAGAAACAGGAGTTAAAATGTCTGCTGTTCCTGCTTTTGATGATGAAACAAAAGATATTTGGTTAAATCATTTAGGAGGTTTAGGAGAAGAAGAAGATTTAGAAGCGTGGGAATTAATGGACGTTGAAGATACCGAAGATGAACCTGAAGAATTTAACGCAGAAGAATATCTAAACAAACTAACATTATCAGCAAATCAAGACAGTAAATTAGACACAGAAAGGTGGAAAGTGCGTTATAAATATATAAAAGGAACTAAAAAAACTCCTAAAACAAAAAAGTCAAGAAAATTTTGTAAAGATTTAATTAAAAAAAATAAACTTTACAGAAAAGAAGATATTGATATAATGAGTTTTAAAGGCAAAAATAAAGAGTTTGGACATAAAGGTCAAAGTTATTCCATTTTTAAATTTAAAGGTGGTGTAAATTGCTACCACAGGTGGGAAAGACGTATATATAAAAAGAAATTAAAAGCAGATGGATCAATATGGGGAGGAAACGCTTTACAAGGCACTAATTTCAAAAATGTAAATCAAGCTATAAGAGAGGGTTGGAAAAAAACAACACAACCAAAAGATGTAGCAATAGCACCGATTGATATGCCTAATCAAGGACACCATCCTAATTATAAAAAAGGTAAATAATGGCAACAGCACTATTCATATCGAGAACAGATTTAGTAAAAAATACTATATTAGATGGTAATGTAGATACTGATAAGTTTATACAGTTTATAAAGATTGCTCAAGAAATACATATAAAAAATTACATAGGTTCTGATTTATATAATAAAATAAGTACCCATATAATAGCAGGAAATTTAGCAGGTCATTATTTAACATTAACCAACACTTATTTACAGCCGATGTTGATACATTATGCTATGGTAGATTACTTGCCTTTTGCAGCGTATCAGGTAAAAAACGGAGGAGTTTTTAAACATACTAGCGAAAATTCAGTAAGTGTTGAAAAGAATGAAGTAGATTATTTAGTAAACAAAGAACGAGAATTTGCAGAATATTATACAAGACGTATGATAGATTACGTTACATATAATATAGGGAATTTTCCAGAGTATCAAACAAATAATAATGAAGATGTTTACCCTGATAAGGATAGTTTATTTAATGGTTGGGTACTTTGAGAAAAACGAAACCGAAAATACAAAATGTAATTAAGTTAAAAAATTACATAGAAAAATTAAAAAAAAAGCTAAATGGCAAATAGTATAAATTGGGGAAGTGTTTATTGTCAAATGATAACAGACGAAAGTTTTGGTGCAGACACAGCATATAGCACAAATAATATTCCAGATTTATCAGCACCAACTTGTTGGGCAACGTTTCCTTTAACAGCAGATTTAATTAGTATATCAGGTAAAGATTTTAGAGCAAGTACAATAGATTATAGAGCAGACGCAACACAAAAATAAAAATTATGGCAAAACACAACGTTGATATTGGAACAAATCCAAACGACCAAACAGGCGATCCTATTAGAACAGCTTTTGGGCACGTTAACGATAATACGGACGAATTATATGAGGGTGCAAATATTACAGCAACAGCACCTTTAGCAAAAACATCAGTAGCAGACGAATCTGTTACTTTGTCTATTTCAAATGATTCAATTAAAGAAGAAAAATTAGATTGTACTAATGGAGCAACAGATAATTATTTACTTTCTTTTGATAATGCTTCAGGTGGATTTACTTGGGTAGCAGGAACAGAGGGAGATATTACAGCAATAACAGCAGGAGATGGATTAACAGGATCAAGTTTAACAGGACCAGTACCAACTTTAGCTTTAGATTCATCAAGTGCAGGTAATGGATTATCTTTTTCTTCAGGAGTTTTAGCAGTAGGTGTTGATGATTCTACTGTTGAGTTAAATTCTGATGCAGTAAGAGTTAAAGATTTAGGAATTGTTACAGCAAAAATAGCAAATAATAATATAACACAAGCAAAATTAGAAAATAGATATAAAGAAGTTACAACAAGCACGTCAACAGGTAATCAAAATTTAGATGCTTCAGCTGCCACTGCTTTTAGATTAACAGGTAATGTGGCAACAGCAACACTTACTATTCAAAATATGAAAAAAGGGCAAGTAATTGATATATTATTTGAGGGTACATTAAGTAGTGCTGTAATTACTTTAGCTGCAGATTTTACTACTGAAACTTTTAATAAAGTTGGCGCAGCGAATTTTGATCAAAGTGCAAAAAATTTAATTCAAGTTGTTTGTTTAGACGATACTGATGGTGGTGCATTTTTAAATTATTCAGTTGCTCCTTTAGTGTTAAATGATCCAACACCAGCAAGTTAATAAATAAGATATGAAAGCAAGAGAAGACAATAACGGAAATATAAAAATTTATAATAGTGTACCTAAAAGTTGGGGTGCTATAATTTGTGGGTTTGATACTCTATCAGATTCAGAATTAGAAACTCACGGATTTTATGATATAGAATACCCAAGTGATTATGATGTTCAGATACATAATTTAGGAAGTTTAAGTTTTGATTCTGATAATAGTGTTTTTAGTTATTCTAAAACAAACAAGACTTGGAGTCAATCGGTTTCAGAACTTAAAAATCTAAAAATAGAAAATCTTAAATCAATCTATAAAAGGAAACTAGAAACAACAGATTGGATAATTATTAGAGACCAAGAACTGGGTAACACAACAGATCAATCAACATTAGATGCAAGAGCAACTTTAAGAACAGAATGCGCAGATAAAGAAGCAGAAATAAATGCATTAAGCACTAAAACAAATATTGCTAAATATATTTTACCTAATATTTAGAAATGGGATTCAATAAAAGACTTATAAGTACAACAGCAGCCGCATCAGGTTTGGATGATTTTAAATTTCAAGCTGTGGCATATCCAAGTGTAGCTGGAACATCTCAATCTCTAACGAGTGTAGGATTCCAACCTGATTTAGTGTGGATAAAAGCAAGAACTTATGGTTATTCTTGGCAGGTTTATGATAGTGTAAGAGGAGTAGGAAATGACAAAGCACTTTTTTTAAGTGAAAATTATGTTGAGGGTTCTACGGCTGCAGAGGGAAATGCACAACAATATGGATATTTAAGTGCTTTTGGTTCAAGTGGGTTTACTATAAATGAAGGAACAACCAATGGTGTTTATGTTGGGACTGGTGCTACTGGACATAATATGGGAAGTTGGCACTGGAAAGCGTCAAACTCGTCTGCTGCAAATACACAGGGTGGTAAAGCAAGTGTAGTTAGTGCAGCAAATGGATTTTCTGTTGTTACTTATACTGGTTCTGCAGGAGGAACACAAACAGTTGGACACGGACTTGAAACAGCACCAAAATTAATTATACAGAAGCAAAGAACAGGAACATTAGATTGGTACACTTATGTCGCTCCTGGAATTGTTGATGGAACTACACAAATGTATTATTTAGTTTTAAATAACGATGATGCTAAAGCCACAACAGGAAGTGGTCCTTTAGTAACGGACACCACAATTAATGCTGCATCAACATCAGGAGACTTTGTAGCGTATTGTTTTCACGATGTTGCAGGAAAACTTAAAATTGGAACTTATGAAGCACAACAAAGCGCAGGAAGTCCAACAATTACTACTGGTTTCCAACCTGATTTTGTAATGATAAAAAATCTTGATAGGGCGCAAGAATGGGTTTTGCTTGATAGTGCGAGGGGACTTGATAAATATTTACTACCAAATGCTAATTCAAATGAATCTACAGGAAATGACATATCAGTCAATAGCACAAGTTTCACTATAGAAGCAAGTGGTAGTGGAGTTAATTATGCATCTGGGGATAAAATGCTATATATGGCAATAAAAAATTGTTAAAATGGATTTAAAAGTATGGTCAGCTAATGGGTTTGCAATTCTTTTTTCTTTAATGAATGAAGCTAATCAAATCTTACAGACCATAGTTTTAATTCTTACAGCTACTTATACTATTATATCAATTTACCAAAAGCTAAAGAAATGAATCTTCCAAAAAATGGAGTGGCGAAAGAAATCCGTCATTATATTGGAGCGTTACTTATATTCTTTTTTATAGTAGCTTTAGTTATAGGTTTTATTCAGTTTCCTGTTTTAGATTCTAACAAAGAAGTGGTTATGATGTTAGTAGGTACGCTTTCCGCAAGTTTGGCGATGGTAGTATCTACAATTACAGGAAGTAAACCTGACGATATTGAAGCTATGAAAAACAAAGTTGAAAAATTAGAATTAACAATAGAACAGCTTCACAAGAATAAAGACGAATACGAAAAAATGATTATTAACTTACAAAATCAAATGGTTGAAAATTACGATAATATTCTAGATAGAGTAATACTGAAAAGTGCTATGGATTTTGACGATAAAAAAAGATTATGAAAGAAAAATTTAAAGAATGGTATTTAAACCAATTTGAAACAAACAAGGTATTGTTTTTTTTAGTACATTTATTTATACTAGTTATTATTATAGGAACATTTTTATAAATGAAACATTTTACAACAAATGAATTTGATTCGCCTGATTATTCTAATAGTGGGATTAATATGGATACTTCTTTTCTCACAATGCTCGATAATGCAAGAGAGTATGCGCAAATATCGTTTAAAATTAATTCAGGATTCCGTACAGCAGAACATAATGCAAAGGTTGGAGGAAAACCGAAATCGAGCCATCTTGTTGGAAAAGCAGCCGACATATCTTGTAATAATTCGAGGGAAAGACACATCATATTTACCGCTCTTATCAAAGCAGGATTCAATAGAATTGGAATTGCGAACTCTTTCATTCACGTTGATTCAGACGGAACAGATCAAGGAGGAGATAAATCACCAAACGTTATTTGGACATACTAACACAGTAGGAAACACTTTAAAAATAAATTAATACCTTTGGTTTATGAAGAAAAAGTTCCATCAAACTGCTGTCGGAAAATTCCTTTTAAATAAAATTCCAAAAGTTGTAGGAGCAATAGCTAAAGACACACCAGTTGGTAGTGTTATAGAAGCTATTATTGGTGGTTCTGAAATGTCAGAAGCTGATAAACAAGTAGCGTTAGAAAAATTACGACTAGAAAGAGCAGAAATAGATGGTACTACAAAAAGATGGATAGCAGATAGTAGATCAGGATGGTTAGCACAAAACGTAAGACCTTTAACATTAGTATTTTTAACTGTTAGTTATGTAGTGGGTTGGTATTTAGGTTATCCATTAGATTCAATTACTGGTCTTTTATCTATCGTTATAGGAGGTTATTTTGGATCAAGAGGTGTTGAAAAAGTGTTTGGGAATAAGATGCATCAATAATGGCTAGAAAAGCTATAGTAATTTCTTATATAAAGAAAAAAATTAGGCGTAAAGGAATACACGCTAAAACAAAAACCAGTAGAGTAAAGTCCAGCAAAAACTACGTTAAAAAATATAGAGGACAAGGACGAATTTAATCTTAAAAAACATAAAAAAATGAGTGATGAACAAACCGTTAGAAATTTAGCTTTAAAAATAGTAAATGATTTTAATAGATCAACAAAACAAAAAACAGATAATCTGTTAGAATTAAATGCAATTATGTATACTAATTTGGGTATAGATAGTAAACAGGTAGAAAAAAACAAAGTTAAATCTGATAGTAAGTTTATTTATAATGAGATTAAAAAGATTGATCCGAAACTTGGAAAAGGTTTTATAGCTAGTATGGATAAATAACCACTATATATTAGTACTATAATACTATATAAGTACTTCTATTGTTATTACTTATATATATTAGTACTTATATATATTAGTACTTATTTATAATATATAAAAATATTTCTAATAACCAAATAAATGGCAAAAAAAATTGCTAGATCAAGAAGAGTTAGATATTTAGATATAGCATTTAGTAAATATATTAGATTAAAAAATGCTGATAAAACTGGTTATTGTACTTGCGTTACTTGTAGTAGAGATTATCATTATAAAAATATTCAAGCAGGACATTTTATGAGCAGGAAACATTATTCTACTAGATGGGACGAAAGAAATGTATATCCGCAATGTTATGGTTGTAATGTAATGCAACAAGGCAAACAATATGAATTTAGTTTATTTTTAGGCAAACAGGTTAGCGATGAATTATTGTATTTAAGTAAAAGAATTGTAAAATTTTCAGATATAGAATTAACAGAAATGCAAAAATATTACGAAAATCTTGTGCAGGTTTTAGAAAAACAGTATATTTGAGTTTCTTTGTATGTTTTAATTGTTTTAACCAAGAAAGAGGATAATTTTAATTAATTATCCTTTTTTTTATTAAAAATTTTTTATATCTTTATAGAAAAATAAAACATATGAAAACAAAAAATAAATTACCAAAAGGAATAAAAATAATAGAAAATAAAAATGAAATACAGAATATAGATGAATTATCAAAAAGTATATTTGGAATTAAATATTATAATCTTAATGAATATAACCAAGACATAATAAAAAATGAAATTAAAGGTCTTAAAGATTTAATGAAAGATATAGAAAATAAATAAACAATTATTATGGCAACAGATATTAAAACACCATTAATCGAATATCTAACAAATGAAGATTTAAAAAATATTATTTTAGACAAATCATTATTAGATCAAACTAGAGAACTCGCAAAAAGAGAACTGTTATTAAGAGAACCTGTAAAAGGTAAATCAACAAATGAATCTAAATGACTCAATCAGAAGATATTATTAGACTTTTAAGAACAGAAAATATTGTTTTGAGAAACAGAGTAGAATTTCTTGAAGCACAATTAGAAATACAACTTAACAAACAAACAAAAAATCATTATGAACAAAACAGGTAAAATAAAATTTATACAACCCAAAGGAAAAGGACAACCATTTATAGATAAAGACACAGGTCAAGAAATTATATTAGATAGATATTTAATAGGATTTTCTGACGGAGGAGAATATACATTTTCTGCTAAAGGAGAATGGAAGCACGAGATAGGAACAGAAATAGAGTTTGAAGTTTCTAACGAGCAATATAAAACTGCAAAAAAAGCTAGAGCAGTAGAAAAAAATACATTTGAATTTTCTAATACAAAACCAAGCAATTTTACTTATCCTAAACCAAGTACAAACGATAGTATTATAATGCAAGTTTGTTATAAAGAAAATATGCAAGCGTTTGCAAAAGAAAATAGAGATGTGGTAATGAAAAGAACTGAAGAAGATTTTATATCTTTAAGACAAATTTTAAATAACACAACAGATGGATAACAAAAAAGACAATTTTATAAACGGATTATATTGCAATAAAGCCAATCAAGATTGGAAACTAGTTAGACTGGGAATAAACATAGAACAATTACAAGAAGAATTAATAAAACTAAAACCAAAAGCAAACAAAGGTTTTATAAATATAGATGTATGTTGGTCAAAAGATGGTACTAAATTATATGCTGTTTTAGATGATTACATAGCAAAAGAAAAAGTAACCTCTTCACAACAAAATCCTGATAGAGATTTACCTTTTTAAACTAAATGAACCATTAGAGGAAAAAATATTGACGAATATTATAATACTATTTTAGTTTAACCGAGCCGAGAATAATGTTGCAACTCATACTTCTCGGCTTTTTTTTTATATTTATAAAAACATACAAAGATGATAATTAACTACGACGACCATATACAAAAGATAAAAGATGTTAGATCAGGTAAAATTAAAGAGGGATTAAAATTAGACATACCTGAAATAGACGAATTCTTAAGATTTAAAATTGCAAACTTTAATGTAATACTAGGACACGCTAACACAGGCAAAACTACTTTAATACTTTATTTTATGTTATTATATTCAGTTAAACATAAATTAAGGTGGTTAGTGTTTAGTAGTGAAAATGAACCTTATACATTAATTAAAAAGTTAATAGAATTTTTAGAGGGAAAAGTTATAACTAAAATTGAAGAAACATATTTTAAAAAACGAAGCGAATGGGTGGATCAGTATTTTAAATTTATTGATCCTAATGAAATTTATTGCTTTAAAGATATTTTAGATTTAGCTAGTGCAATAAAAAAGGGTTGGAATTATGATGGATTATTAATTGATCCTTATAACAGCTTAATTAAAAACAAAGAGTTATCCAAAAGTTTTAACGGACACGAATACGATTATTATGCTACAAGTGAAATGAGAGTTTTTTGTAAAAAGAACCAAGTTAGTTTGTGGTTAAATACTCACGCCTCAACTGACGCATTAAGAAAAAGACATCCTGAAAGACACGATTATTCAGGGCATCCAATACCTCCAATGGCTAGTGATGTAGAGGGAGGAGGAAAGTTCGTTAACAGAGCAGATGATTTTATAGTAATACACAGATACATTCAACATCCTACAGAATGGATGAATAATTTAGTTCATATTCGTAAAGTAAAAGACGTAGATACAGGAGGAAGACCAACACCGATTGATGAACCAATTACTTTAAGAAGTGTAATAAATAATGTCGGATTTGAAATAAATGGAAAAAATTTATTAGATTTACCTAAAAGAGTTCAAACTGATTTACCTTTTTAAATGGATGGTTACTTTAGTAACTTTGGTTTCAATATACAATTTATACCGTTATATGGAGTAGCGATAGGATTTCTTTATTATAATCCTGACCTAGAACCTGATAATGAAAAAACAAAGAAAGAAGATTTTTACGAGCAATTAACTTTTATGTTTTTATTATTTGGGATACATATAACTTGGTATAGATTATGACGGTTTTAAATTTACTAGCTAAAAAACATAAAGATTGGATTAAGGTGGTGCAAAGTTTTGGGTGCAACAAAGATACAGCAGAAGATTTAGTTCAAGAAATGTATATTAAAATGATAAGATTAGTTAATAATGGAACTGTAATTTGGTATAATAAAAACGAATTAAATCACTTCTATATTTTTAGAACGTTAAGATCTTTATTTATAGACTTAATAAGAAAAGAAAACAAAGTAACTTTAATTTCTTTTGATAGTTTAAATCACAGCTTAAATACAGAAGAACTTGTAAACTTTGAAGAAAGTTATAATAAATTTTTAAACAATTTAGACAAGATGCATTGGTACGATAAAAAAGTTTATGAATATATTGACGCAGGAGAAAGTATTGCAGCATTAAGTGAGAAAACAAAAATTAGTTATTACTCACTTTATAACACTTATAGGAAAGTTAAAAAAATATTATTAAATAAATTATGAAACTAGGAAATCTATTAGAAAAAATTTTTAAATACACAGGAATTAAATGGCTTGTTGAAAAAATAGTCATTGATATTTTAGGATTCAAAAGTTGTGGTTGTGACAAACGGAAAGATAAATTAAATAACATTTTTAGAAATAATGAATAAAGAAGAATATAATAGTTGGACTGAATTTAAAAAAAGTACTTCTAATAGTTTAACAGAAAATGAAGTTGAATTAACAGCGAGGTTACACGCTAAATATTTTAATCATTCTTATTATAAACCTTGTACCTGTTCTGGTAAAACATATAATTTATGGATCAAGGATTTAAATAACTTATACAAACAAGGTTTTGAAGATTAAAGACGTACACAGATACGAACAAGCTATTATTAGTTTTTTAAATTTTGACGGTTGGGATTTACAATGGTGTGGTGGAGGGTTTGAACATTACGACGCTGTTGGAGGAACGCCAAAAGGAAAAGAATGTGTTATTGAAATGAAATTTAGAAACAAGTATTATCCTGATAAAATGTTAGAAAAATATAAATATGATGCTTTAATGGATATGCCTTACGATATGGTTAAGTTATATTTTATAAATGATCCTAAAGGAAATTATTTATTTTGGTTAAATGAAATTAAAATACCTGAACCAGTTAATATGTATTGTCCTGATACTACTTTATGGACTAAAAAAAAGATATTAAAACCTTGTTATTTGCTGCCTGAAAATCACGCTTCAATAATTAATATAAATAATTCTTTTATGTCTTAATAATTTTTAATAACTTTATAGAATGAATGATCCTATAAATAAAAAAATGAATAACCTAGAAGAATTAGAATTAACATCGTCTTTATTAGTTATGCAAGTTTTTATAAAACAATGGATAAAATTAAAACCTAACAATAATGATCTTGAAAAATTTAAACAAGCGTTATTAGAGGTTACTTTTATAACAAATAAAATGATAGTAGATAAAAGAAATTACTATAATATAATTGGTCAGTATCGTGCTGATAAATTAAGAGCCATTCAAAGGGCAGAAAAAGCAGAATTAAAACTTATAGAATATGACAATAAAAAATAAAATAAAAAACAGTTCAAATCCTGATGCAACAGAATATTGGGTAGAAGTAAAAAATATAAACTACATAGATTATCCAAAAACCAACGTAATGACAGACGGTAAAAAAAGCAAACAACCTTATTTTATGTTAGGTGTTAATGATTATGACGATAACGAATATCTTTTAAATTTTGATCCAGTAGAGTTTTTAAAGAGGGTTGATAGAGAAACTTTAGTAAATATTATTAAAGCCGTAAAAGACGATCTAGACGATAAAGTATGATAAAAAGTATAACATTATTAGATGGTTCTATTTGGGATAAAAACGAACTTATAAAAAATATGGACAACGATGAGTTTTACTATAATTTATGTGGTAAAAATATGTTATCAAGCAGTAGTGCTAAACTCCTTTTACATTCTTATAAAAAATATTATTACGTTCAAAAGTATGGTTATAAATCTAGTCAAGCATTAATAGATGGTTGGTTGTTTCATACTTCAATATTAGAACCTGATGTATTTAGTAAACAAATTTTTGTAGATGTAGCATCAAAAAACACAAAAGCATTTAAAGATGCTAAAAATAAATACAAAGTTGTTTTTACAAAAAAAGAAAAATCAGACGCTGAAAGATTAGCTGATGCTTTTTTAAAAAATCCTGATTTAGTTAAATGGTTAAACAAAGGAGATTGTGAAGTACCAATAGCAGGGGAGGTTATGGGTATGCCTTTTAGAGGAAAAGCAGATATAATTACAAAAAAAGGAGAAATAATTGATCTTAAAACTACAGTAAATATAGATAAATTTAGAAATTCGGCATTTAATTTTTCATACGATTTACAATGTTATGTGTATTGTAATTTGTTTAAAGTAGATTATAGTAAATTTTATTTCATAGCTTTGGACAAAGAAAATTTAGTTCCAAAATTTTGCACAGTATCAAAAGAATTTTATCAAAGTGGGGAGTATAAATGTGAAAAAGCAATTAAAGAATATAAAGAAAATGTAAACAAAGACATTAACGAATACTTACAAACAGAAATATTATGAGAAAAAAAAGAAAACCTGTCTTTCATCAAAGGCGAGAAAGTAAACGTAAAAGTATAACGTTTGCACAAAGAATGGCGAGAACATTAAAAAATTTAACAGGCGTAAATGTTTTTGAAAACAGTAGAAGAACAGATGTTATAGAAATAAGATCATTATTAGTTTATATTTTAAGAGAAGTAGAAAATATGACTTATTATAGCATTAGAGATTTCTTTATTGCAAATGGAAAAGCGTATGATCATACTACCGCTATGCACGCTTACAATAACTATTTAATGTTTGAAGAATATAATCCTAATTTAAAAAAACATTTTAACGCAGTAGTAGAAAATAACAAAACAGCTAATAGTAAAAAGCTAGTTGCAAAATCAATTATAGACAAACAAGAAGTTGAAGTTGCAGAATTGTTTACTTATATGATAAATAAATAAAATGGACAAACCTTTTAAAATTAAATATCCCCCTTTAATAAATGAACAGGCATTATATATAGGAAAAATGAGAGAAGCTACAAACGTTTATATGCATCAAAAAAACCCTAAATTTAAAAGAGGAAATATACCAGTTGATGCATTAGGTTGTCAATGTGAATTAATTGCTCAATATTATTGTTGGGATAAAAAACTATCTTATGAAAGTGATCAAATGCTAGGAGGAAAACCAATAGCAAGTTATGATATTAAAGTAACAAATCCTGATGGTGAGATTTTTAAAATAGATGTAAAAGGAATATCAGCTGTCCAAGGGGAATTTAGAGTAAATTATAATGCCCATATAAAAGATAAAAATATTTCTCATTATATGTTTATACAACCTTTGAGTGAAAATCTATTTAACGAAGATGCAAATATTTGGATAAAACAAAAAAAAGAAATAGATAAATGGGATTTAAAAGAATTAAAATATAGTAAAGCTTATATAAAACAAATGCTATTCTTATAATATATGAAAATTGAAATAAACAAACTCAAACTAAATTCTAACAATCCAAGATTAATAAAAGACTTTAGATTTAAAAAACTTGTAAACTCAATTAAAGAGTTTCCACAAATGTTAGAAAAAAGACCTGTTGTGGTTGATGAAGATTATATTATACTAGGAGGTAATATGAGATACCGAGCAGCCAAAGAATTGGGAATTAAAAAAATAGACGTTATAGTTGTAAAGGATTGGACAGAAGATCAAAAAAAAGAATTTACAATAAAAGACAATGTGGGTTTTGGAGATTGGGACTGGGACTTATTAGCTAACGATTGGGAGAATAATAAATTAAATGAATGGGGTTTAGAAGTTTGGGAAAATAAAGAATATGATTTAGATGAATTTTTTTCCGAAAAAGAAGAGGAAGAAGAAAAAGATTTTACAATTATATTAAAGTATAACAAAGATAAGTTTAAAAAAGTTAAAGATATTTTAAATTCAAAAAAAGGAACTAAAGAAGAAATTATTTATAATTTATTAGTTAAAGACAAATGAAAATTTATTTAGCAGCACCTGCAAACACTTCCGACCCTTTCGTTAGAGATGAATTTTTTGATTTTTACTCTTTACAATCTTACCATTATATTAAAAAAGCATTTAGAAATGAGGGGAAAATACATAATAAATACAAAGATTTTATGTTAGATAGTGGTGTTTTTACTTATTTAACATCTCTTAAAGAAAAAGCTAAAACACTTGACTGGGAGAAATATATTTATGATTATGGGAGTTTTGTAAAAAAATATAAAATACAAAAGTATGTAGAGGTTGATGTTGATAAAGTTTTAGGAGAAAAAGAGGTGGAAAAATTAACTAAAAAATTAGAAAAATTGGTTGGGTGGAAAACTATACCAGTTTGGCATATGAACAGGAGTTATGATAGTTGGTTAAAAATTTGTAAAGATTATGATTATATATGTTTCGGAGCATTTTTAACTGATGGATTAAAACAATCAAAATTTCCTATGATTAACAAATTTTTATTTGATGCGGCTAAATCTAAAACAAAGGTACACGGTTTAGGGTTTACTTCATCAAAATTACTTCCTTTGTATAAATTTTATTCAGTAGATAGCAGCAGTTGGTCAGCAGGAAGAAGATTTGGAACTTTATATAATTTTAATAATGGTAAACTAACCACCAAGAGTTTTAAAAATAGGAGAGTTAAGGATTCTCATAAATTAAGCAGACACGATTTTTACGAGTGGGTAAAATATAGTCAATACGCAGAAATTAATCTTTAAAAATAAATAAAATGGAAAACGAAAATTACATACCAATACACGGTTCAATGAAAAGACCTGCAGGACCTGATATAGGTGTTAGGGAAGTAGAAAAAGGAAGACAAAATTGGACTGGAGGTAATTTAAAAATACATATAAGCACTTTAGAATTTACTTCTGTATGCCCTACTACTGGTCAGCCAGATTTTAATAACATAACCATAATATACAAACCAGATAAGTTTTATATAGAATCTAAAACAATTAAATTCTATTTATGGAGTTTTAGAGATTATGGTGCTCATTGTGAAACTTTATCAAAGTTGATAGCAGAACATTTAAACAAAGCAATAAAACCAAAAAAAATAAAAGTAATAGTAAATCAATTTCCAAGAGGTGGAGTAAAAATAATTTCAAAATATAAAATATGAAAAAAGCAATAGTACTATTATCAGGTGGACAAGATTCAACTACCTGCCTTTATTGGGCAAAAAAAGAATTTGAACAAATTCAAGCAATAGGGTTTGATTATGGTCAAAGTCATAAACAGGAATTAATTCAAGCAAAAAAAATAGCTGATAACATTTCTGTTAAATATAAGATATTTGACGTAAAAGGATTACTCGCTAAATCTTCTTTAATAAATCATACAGACCATACAGAAGAAAGTTATTTAGATAGTAATTTACCTGCAAGTTTTACTGCAGGAAGAAATATATTATTTTTAACAATAGCGGCAAGTTATGGTGCTGAAAAAGGAATTACAGATTTAGTGACTGGTGTCTGTCAAACAGATTACAGTGGGTATCCTGATTGTAGAAAAACAACTATTGACAGCTTACAAACCACTTTGTCTTTAGGGTTAGGAGCAGGAGATTATAGAATACACACTCCATTAATGTATCTTGATAAAGCACAAACTTGGAAAATGGCAAAAGAATTAAATTGTTTAGATGTTATAATTAATGATACTATGACTGATTACAACGGAGATATGACAAAAAATGAATGGGGTTTTGGAAATAAAGATAATCCTGCTACAGAGTTACGAGTTAAAGGATATTATCAAGCCAAAGAAAAAGGGTGGATATGATTAAAATAAGAAAAAAATATTATTTTTACGCAGGACACAGAAACAAAGATGCAGGAGAAAAATGTGGCAGGTTACACGGACATACTTACGATATAGTTTGTGAGTTTGAATTTAAAGAAATAAAAAATGGAGTTACAATGTTGTTTTCAGATATAGATAATATTGCTGAACCAATAATAAAAGAATACGATCATTATTTTTTATTATATAAAGAAGATCCTTTAGTTGATGTTTTTAATTTAGCAAACGAACCTTTTATTGAATTACCTTTTGAAACTTCAGCAGAGAATATGGCAATTTGGATTTATCAAAGAATAAAAAAACATTTACCTATAAAAAGAATTGAACTATCTGAAACTAAATCAAGCACGGTTATTTATGAAGAAGATAGCAATTAGTGAGGTTTTTTATTCTATTCAAGGAGAGGGTAAGACCGTTGGAATACCAAGTGTATTTGTTAGATTAGGAGGGTGTAATTTAATGTGCGGTGGTATGGGAACTCAATTTGATGGAGAACTGCATAATAACGCACGATGGAGATGTGATACTGTTGAGGTGTGGATGAAAGCAAAAAGCAAAGAGTTTAAAGATGTTTTAAATAAAGAGTGTATTGATGCTATAAAAAACAACGCTCATATTATAATAACAGGTGGAGAGCCAATGATGCAACAAATTCAAATAATAGAATTTATAAATTATATAAAAACCAATATAAACAAAAAAGCATATTTTGAAGTTGAAACCAATGGAACTATAATGCCAAATAATTTTTTATTAAATGAAATTAATTTATGGAATTGTAGTCCTAAACTATCTAATAGTGGTAATGATAAATCTTTAACTTATAAACCTGATGTAATAAAAAGACTTAATAAACAAAATACTATTTTTAAATTTGTAGTAGATAGTAAACAAGATTGGCTGGAAATAAAAAAAGATTATTTAATGTTAATAGATAAAGAAAAAGTTTATTTAATGCCTGCAGGAGAAAATCAAAAACTATTAAACGATAATAAAAAAATAATAGTTGAGTTAGCTAGAAATAATTATTTAAATTTTACAACAAGATTACATATAGACGTATGGAACAAAAAAACAGGAGTATAATGGATTGGATTGAAATAATAGAAAGAGTCAAAAAAATTAAAACAAAATATCCTAATGGTAAGTTTTGGGGAGTTCCAAGAGGTGGTCAGGTTATATCAGGACTTTTAGGAAATCCAGTTAATACAATAGAGGAAGCAGATGTTATTGTAGATGATTTAATTGACAGCGGAACAACTTATAAAAGATATAAAAAATACAATAAACCTTTTGAAGTTTTAATAGATAAAAGAAAAGAAAAAAGAGATTGGATTATTTTTCCGTGGGAAGATTCGCAAGGAGATATACAAGACAACGTTATAAGAATGTTACAATATTTTGGAGAGGATGTTAATAGAGAGGGATTAAAAGATACACCAAAAAGATATATTAAATTTTTTGAACAGTTTTTTAATCAACCTAACTGGAAGTTTACAACATTTAATAGTGAGGGGTACGATGAAATGATTATACAAACAAATATTCCTTTTTATTCTTTATGCGAACATCATATAGCACCTTTTTTTGGCTATGGTCATATAGCATATGTTCCGAATAAAAAAATAGTAGGGTTAAGTAAATTAGCAAGAACAATAGATAAATTTTCTCATAAATTACAAAACCAAGAAAGAATAACAACACAGGTTGCAAATTTTTTAAATAAAGAGTTAGAACCAAAAGGAGTAGCTGTATCTTTAACTGCAAAACATATGTGTATGGAAATGAGGGGGGTAAAGAAACACGACACTTGGACAACAACAAACAAATTAATAGGAGTGTTTAACGATGAACACGAAACAAGATTAGAATTTTTTAATAGTATAAAAAAATGAACAAAACAGAACACAATAAAAAAGCATTATTAGAAGCACTAGAAAAATCATTAGGAGTAGTAACAACAGCTTGTAAGCAAGTGGGAATAGGTAGAACTACTTATTATGAATATTATAAAGACATAGAATTTAAAAAGCAAGTAGATTCAATTCAAGATATTGCTTTAGATTTTGCCGAAAGCCAACTCCATCAACAAATACAGGGAGGTAATACTGCAGCAACAATATTCTTATTAAAAACAAAAGGTAAAAAAAGGGGTTATGTAGAACGCCAAGAAATAACAGGAGCAGAGGGATTACCAACAAATGTAACAGTAGAGATTATTAGAACAAATGAAAATAAAGACGAATGATGTTTACGACCATTTAATATTAAGTGATAAAAAAATAGTTGTTGAACAGGGGGGTACTCGTTCAGGAAAAACTTATAATATACTTCTTTGGATTATTTTTAGTTATTGCACAAATCAACGTAATAAAATAGTTACAATTTGCCGTAAAACTTTTCCTAGTTTAAGGGCATCAGTAATGAGAGATTTTTTAACTATACTAAAAGAGAATAAAATGTATAGTGAAGAAGCACATAATAAATCAGCAAGCGAATATGTTTTATATGGAAATCTAATTGAGTTTATTAGTTTAGATCAACCACAAAAAGTAAGAGGTAGAAAAAGAGATTTACTTTTTATCAACGAAGCTAACGAATTATTCTGGGAGGATTGGCAACAGCTTTTATTTAGAACAAACGGTAGAATTATTTTAGATTATAATCCATCAGATGAATACCATTGGATATATGATAAAGTTATTTCTAGAGAAGATGCAGACTTTTATCAAACTAATTATTTAAACAATCCTTTTTTAGATAAGAATATAATTCAAGAAATTGAAAGACTTAAAGATACTGACGAACAATATTGGCAAATTTATGGATTAGGTATAAAAGGAATTACAAAAGCTACAATATTTAGATATCTAGAAATAAATAAAATACCTGAACAAGCAAAGTTTTTAAGTTATGGAATGGATTTTGGATATACTAACGACCCTACTGCTTTGATTGGTGTTTGGGTTGATGAGTTTAATTTATATATTAAGGAATATCTTTATAGAACTATGATGACCACAAACGATATAAATAAGTTTCTGCTTTCTTTAAATATCCAAAGAGAAATGATATTTGCTGATTCAGCCGAAGTAAGATTGATTGATGAATTAAGAAGAATGGGTTGGAATATAAGACCAAGTATAAAAGGGAGGGATTCTGTTAATGCAGGAATTGATCTTTTGAAAAGATATAAATTACATATTACAAAAGATAGTGATAATGCTATACAGGAATTTAGAAACTACAAATGGAAAGAAGATAAAAATGGTAAAATGTTAAACATTCCTATTGATGATCATAATCATTTAATTGACAGTTTACGTTACGGAACTTATAGTATATTATCTAAACCAAACTTTGGTAGGTACGCAATTAGATAGAAAATAATTGGAAAATTTTTAGAAAATAATTAGAAAATAATTAGGTTATTAATAATTTTTAATATATATTTATAGTATTATTAACCAAAAAAAAAAAAAATGAATTATTATTTCAATACCAAATATTTAAAATTACTAACTACTACACAGGTTGAAGCTGAATTAAGACAACTTCGAAAACTGGAAATAGAATTAAAAAAACATTACGCAAGACTAGAAGATATGAAAAAGATTGTTGAAATTGAAAGAAATATAACGAGATTTAAAACAAGAATTGAAAAGATTAATAACTTAAAATAAATAAAATGAAAACAATACCAATAATAACAAACAAAAAAGATATTAACGGAAACCGAATTTACAAAGTAGTAATTTTTGATAATTCTGAAAATATTAAAAAGGTTTTCGATAATCAAATTATGACTGATAAAGGTTATCAGTATGCAAATTTAAAATAAATAAAATGAGTTCAAGAAGTTACCCAATGTACAATATAATTCAATCGTGTGCTTATTCTAGTCAACCCTATACAAAAGGGAACAAAAGCTTTGGAGTAAGAAAGCATAGTGAAATTAATGTTAAGGTAGGAAGTAGTGCCACTCACTCCAATGACTTTTGTACAATCAAGCAAAGTGTTAGAGATTTTGGAAATTGGCGAATATTTCAAATTAAAGTCGATAACAAAATTATAAAGACTGCCTATTTCAATACACGAACGAAACACTACACCAACAGAAAACCAAAAGAATTAATTTAAATCTAATCAAATGAAAACAAAATACATTAAAAAAGAAAAAGATTATCATTTATTATCTTTTGAAGAATGGGAAAAGAAATACAAACCCATACATAAAAGTAACGGAAACATATTTTTTGACACTCATAGTGAAAAAGATTTGAAATTTATAAAAGAATTTCAAAATAAAAATAGCATTTTAAATTGTTGGACTCTTGTTGATGGAGATGATGAATTATATATTGATTCAGGTTTGAGATGGATTAATAGAATGGAGTATGTTATAACCGAAATACCAAGAGAGTCAAAAGACATATTAGTACAAGCTGAATATTAAACTAAACAATATGAAAGAAATTAAAAAATTACAAACAGGAATAGCATTAAATCACGTTAATAAAAATGGGGTTACAAAAATTAGTATTAACGAAAACAAAAAATATGAAAATTAAATTAAGAGAATTATCAGAAAAAGAAAACAGAGAAAACCTATTTATTCTAGGTATAGAATTTTTAAAAGTGATAGCATACATTATTGGATTTTTTATATCTTTAAGATTAATCTATAAATTTTTTATATGGCTTTAACATACAACGAAGAAGAATATTCTTGTCAAAATTGTGGAGAGTATTCAGAAGATAAATATTGTTGCAAAGAATGTGAACAAGAAAATTACGTTACTATGACATACGAAAAAGGATAACTTTTTTATTTGGTTTATTTTAGTTAGATTTGAAGGGTGGCTTTATTGCTACCCTTTTTTTATAAACTCATTTTTAAAAGCGTTATATAGATATGAAATTAACATTTTTAGTTCCTGATCATTTGAAAGATATTACATTAGGACAGTATCAACAATTTGAAAAATTAAACACAAAAGAAAATCAAGATAGTGTTTTTTTAATGCAAAAAATGATAGAGATATTTTGTGGAATAAAATTTGAATTAACATTAGGATTTAAATATAATGACCTTGTTGATTCTATAAAACATATTACTAATATCTTAAATGAAAAACCTAAATTAAAAAACACTTTTAAATTAGGAAAAACACAATTTGGCTTTATACCAAATTTAGACGAAATAACATTAGGAGAATATATTGACCTTGATAATTATCTTGGAAAATGGGAACATATGCATAAAGCTATGTCGGTTTTATATAGACCAGTTACAAAGAAAAAAGAAAATAGATATTTGATAGAAGAATACAAAGGAAGTATATATTCAAGGGTGATGAAAGAATGCCCAATGGATATTGTTGTGGGTTCTATGCTTTTTTTTTATCATTTAAAGAACGAGTTAATAAATCATTCCCTGAATTGTTTACACAAAGAGATAGGAACGAACCTAACTTCGGAACAGTTGAAAACTTTGCAGAAAGATGGGGGTGGTATCAATCAATCTTTGCACTCTCTAGAGGAGATATTGAAAGATTTGAACATATCTCAAAGTTAAATGTTTTTAAATGTTTAACAATGTTAACGTTTATGAAAGAAAAAAACGACATAGAAATTAGTCAAATTAAAAAGAATAAAATATGAAAAAGTCTAAAAAGAAAAAAATAGTAAATAATAAATTTTGTATTACTGAAAATTGTAAATGCGACCTACAGCCAGTATTAAATGATTTATTTCCTTATTACAGTCCAAACTGTTTAACAGAAAGTGAATTCGATCTATTAAAAGACAACCTAATTGATAAAAACGATTTAAAGGACGATAACAAGGAGATAATTACAAAAGTATATAATAGGGTATTTAAACAAAACAAAGCTTATACGGATAAAGTATATAACCAAATTCAAAGGATTTACAAAGAGTTTTTATGAGCCAACAAGGAACTAGAGCATTTTATCAGATAACGGAACAAATTAAAACGCAATTACTAGAGGATGTAAATTGCAATACAGTTACGTTTGGAAATATTACAGATATTGATTTATCTAAACAAACTATATTTCCTTTAAGTCATATAATGGTAAACAATGTTAGCTTTCCAAATAATACAATAAATTTTAATATTACAGTTATGTCAATGGATATAGTTGATGTATCTAAAGATGAAACAACAGATATATTTAGAGGTAATAATAATCTTCAAGATGTTTTAAATACTCAATTAGAAGTGCAAAATAGATTAATACACGAATTAAAAAGAGGAGATTTATTTACTAGTATGTATCAGGTTTTAGGAGAACCAAGTACAGAAGTTTTTACAGATAGATTTGAAAACGAAATAGCAGGGTGGGCGGTTACGTTTGATATAATTACAAATAATGATATTTCAATTTGCGACTAATGGAATTAAAAGAAGTAAATAAAAGATTAAATGAATTTGGAAAGTATGTTGTGCAACAAGCTAGGTCTAGATTAAGTAAAAGCAAAAAAAACAATACTAAAGAATTATACAATAGTTTATATTATTGGATAGAAGAAACTGAACAGGGATCAAAGATACGTTTTGAAATGGAAGATTATGGAATGTATCAAGATTTAGGAGTAAAAGGAAAAAATCCAAGTTTAGTAAAAAACGGAAAACAAAAAGCACCAAATAGTCCTTTTAAATATAAAACTAAAATGCCACCAATGAAGTCTTTAATGAATTGGGCAAAAAAGAAAAACATCCGCTTTAGAGATTCACAAGGAAAATACACTAGAGGTAATTATCAAACTATTGCTTTTTGGTTACAAAAAAGAATATTTGCACAAGGAATAAAACCGAGTTTATTTTTTACAAAACCTTTTGAAAAGGCATATAAAGAATTACCTGATATGTTAGCAAATGATTTTGGAATTGATTTTGATAAATTTTTAGACAGAAAATAATGAGCACAAAACTAAACGCAAGAAGTCCGTTTTATTTAAATTTAACTAAACCAACACAGACAGTACCAACTTTTGATTGTACTACTGCTAAAGGTGGATCAACTGCTAGAAACTTTGCAATTAATGATCAAGGTATTATAACATTACCTGCTTTAGATTATGGAACAATTTTAAGCTATACATCTTCTGCAGGAGATTTTTCAAATAATAAATTTGCAACAGTAGCCACACCAACAGCAAGAACGGTTACTTTAACAATAGAAATACCAACAATAGGATATACAAATAGTGCAACAGGAAATATTACTTGTGATATAGATTATACCCAACCTGCTTATGTTACTAGTGGTGGATCCGCAACTTGTTCAGGTGGTCCAACTTTAAATGGAACAATATCAACACAAGCATTAAATTCAGGAGGTGCATCTACGTCTATAAATTTAGCTAGTTTTTTTAATAGCGCAACCGAGTATATAGTTACAAATAATTATCCAACTTTTGTTCAAACAACTTTAAGTTCTTCAACGTTAGGTTTAACAAGTCAAAATATTGGAGGTAGCTATAATATAAGCGTAGAGGGTAGAGACGCATCATATCCAACAACTTGTAGCGTTACACAAAATTTTGCAGTTTCAATAACAGTTGTAGGCGTTGCTTTTACTTGTACAATAGCTGATTTAAGTGGTGGAGCAATAGCACAAGGTGGTGCAATTACTGATCCAACAGGAGGGTTAAATAGTTTTGCTAGTTCAAATTATATAAGCACAGCATCAGATGGAAGTGCATTAATTACAAGTTATTCTGCAAATGGTACTGGAAGTGATAGATCCGTTACTTTATATTTTAAAACTAAAATACCTCCTAACTATACAAACTATGCAACAGGACATTTATGGTGTGGCGTAGCTTTTGATCAACCTGCTGCTTTACCTGAATTTACTTGTGATATAGCTAATTTAACAGGAGGAGCAGTTTCAGCATTAGGTTCTATTTTAAAACCATCAGCACAATTAGGAACAGTAACTGCTACTTGGTCTCCTACAAGTTTTGCAGAAGTAGGAACAGTAACTTCAAGAACAGTTACTTTTAATGTTCTTATACCTAGTGGTTATTCTAACACAGGAGATGGAAGTCAAACAATAGCTTGTCCAGTTACAACATTTAAACAACCTGCTAATCTACCAACTTGTCCTGCAGGAGCAACAAATATTTTTTATATATCAAGTGGAAGATTAAGAGAGGGAGAATTTTATTGTGATGGTTCTTATCCTACAACAACTGAAATTAAATCAGAAGCTACAACAATCGCTCAATTAGAACCAACAGGAACAGTATGTAGTAATGGAGCACCTTTTGATGGTGGAAATTTATGGTATGCAGTACAAACTACAAACAACACATCAATAGGCACAAATTCAGGATCGTTTAATGTAATACAAATAAATTCAGAAGGAACAGTAGTAGATCAAAAACCAAGAGATTGCACAGGTAATATTGGAGGTGTTTCACCAGTTTAAAATTATATTATGGAGTTAGGAAAAGTAGAAGTAAAGTTATATGTGTACGATGGAACTAGTGGAGGTTTTGCCGATACAGACTTAAAATATACAATATCAAAAGAGAGAATAACCTCACATACAGGAATTACAATAGAAATAGCTGAACTAGTAAGAGATTATTTAACCGTTAGTTTTAATAACGATTATCCTGTTAACACAAGATGGGCAAGTGCTGTTGTTACTTATTACAATCAAGCAGGAGTTGAATTTCCTTATAATAGTCCACAGACTTTTAATTACATAGCATTAGACGGTTACGGTATTTTTGAAGATGGAGTAAATCCACAATTATCTGACAACGCTTTAATCTCCGCTAATAATATTTATTTACCTGAAAACACAACAGGGAAGTTTCCTATTTTTAGAGAGGGTGTTGGTAAAGTTATAATAGATTCAACAACTACAGAAATAACAGATAGTGGAAATTCAAATCAAAAAATACAATATATAACCATACCTGTTAACAGTAGTACTTTTAAGGTTTATGACACAGACGATCATACTTTATTAAAAACAGTTACTATTCATAATATTTGTGAACCAAAATATACACCTTATAAAGTTACATTTGTAAACAAATTTGGTGCGTTTCAAGATGTTTATTTCTTTAAAAAAACAGTAGAAAAATTTGATATAACAGACGAAAACTATAATAGAAATATAATATCTAATTCAAGTTATAATACCTACGACAATGAAAGACAGAGATATAATTTAAAAAGTAAAACTTCATTAATATTAAATACAGGATTTATTCTAGAGGACGCAAATGTAACGATTGAAGAATTATTTTTAAGCGAAAATGTATGGATTAGATACAACAGTAAAACATTACCAATAATACCAAAAAGTAAAAACTTTGAATATAAAACATCATTAAATGATAAGCTAATTAATTATACAGTAGATTTTGAATTTGCTTTCGACAAGATTAACAATGTTAGATAATGTTAAGACTACAGCTTTATATAGAAGAACAAGAAATAGAATTGTTTAAAGACGAAAGTATTACTTTAACACAATCTATTCAAGACGTAAGAGACATATCAAAAGTATTTACAGATTACACAAAAACATTTAGCGTACCTGCATCACGGACTAACAATAAAGTATTTAAGCATTTTTATAATTTTAATATTGATGGTTACGATCCAAGATATAAAAGACCATCGGAATTACATTTAAATTATAAGCTATTTAAAAAAGGAAAAATAAAACTTGAAACAGCAGAATTAAGAAATAATAAACCGCATACCTATAAAATTACTTTTTATGGAGATACAATTAATTTAAAAGATAGTTTAGACGAAGATCAATTAAGTGTATTAACAGAATTAAACGTAGGTAATTTTGATTATTCAGACGCTAATATTAAAACGTATATGGCTGATGGATTAGACGTAACGATAGGAGACGAAAAAATTACTGATGCTGTTGTTTTCCCTTTATTAACTCATACTGCTAATTTAGGTTGGAAAAATGGTACTTCAAATTTTTCTGATGGTAGTTATAATTTAAATTCTGCAGTAGGAGGTTCTAACGGAGTACCACTTACAGAATTAAAACCTGCTATAAAAATACACGCTTTAATAAAAGCTATTCAGGAACATTATCCTTTATTAAACTTTAGTACAGATTTTTTTACTATTCCATCAACTACTTCAATATATGATTCTCCTTATGGAAGTCTTTATATGTGGTTACATTCTAGAGAGGGAACTATGTTTGGAGAGTTTACTAGTTATCCAGTTTTATTTAACACAGGAACAGTAAAAGGAGATATAGCTAAAATGGGTGCACCAACAACAAATTATTATTCTAATACTGCTAGTACTTTTGATCCAAGAGAAATGAGCGTAACAGTAAGACCATCTGACACAGACGATGAATATAATTTAGTAGTTAAAAAAGACGGAATAGAATTTAAAAGATATGATGGTTTAACTAATGTAACAACTAACGGTGCAGCAACAAATGTAAATTTTTCAATATTTGGAATTCAAACAGGAGATTATACTTTTTTTATAGAAAGTAAAACTGCTAATACTTTTACAATATCAGTTACGGTGGTACAAGGAAGTTTGTTTAATTTTGTAAAACCACCAAAAATAATGTTTACTGGACAAGCAAGTGCAGGTGCTGTTAAAAAAGTAGATTTAGCATCTCATTTGCCTAAAATAAAAATATTAGATTTTCTTACTGGACTATTTAAGATGTTTAATTTAACTGCATATCAAGATACTAGTGGAGTAATTAATGTAAAAACATTAGACAGTTATTATAGTGATTCAACAACCTATTGGGATATTACAGAAAACGTAGATAAAAAATCAAATAAAGTTGATACTATTATTCCTTATAAAAGAGTAAATTTTTCTTACGAGGGCACAGGTACGTTTTTAGCTAATCAACATAACGATATAGCAAAACAAAGTTGGGGAGAATTAAGCTACGTTGCAAACACAGATAAAAGAACAGAGGGACAAACTTATGAAGTTAAACTTCCTTTTGAGCATATGAAGTTTCAACACATAAGAAATGATACAACAGGTGCTGATACAGGATTTCTTTTTGGTAGATGTGTAGATGAAAGCGGAAACTCTTATTTGGGAAAACCTATTTTATTTTTTGTTAACACTAGTATTATAAGTTTTGGAACAGTAGGTTCTATTGCTGTTTATACACAAGCAGGAGCAAAAGAAACTGTAAGTTTACCTTATTATCCATCGAATCATTTAAATTCTTGGTGTACCAAAGGATCAACAACTACTGCAACAAGTCCTTTTAGTGGTTTTACTTTTGATGCACAAAATATACATTTTAACGCTGAAATAAGTGAGAGGTGTGGACTTCCGAATGAAAAAACATTATTTAAAACTTATTACGAAACTTATGTAAAAGATTTATTTGATGATAGAAAAAGACTTACAACTATAAAAGCGTATTTACCTATTAAGGTTACTGAAAAAATAACACTAGCCGATAAAATAATATTAACAGACAATGCTTATAAAATAAACAAACTTACTACAAACTTCGAAAATAATTTAAGCACACTAGAATTAACTAATACGCTTGATGAAAGAACATATGATACAACAATGTGGACATTAGCTTGTGATCTTACTGCAGACAATGGTAAATCTTTAAATCATCAAGACTTTAAAAATGTAACAGTAGATCAAACTTGTAAAGCAGGAGGGTTTGATATATTACCTTTAAATACAGGAATGGTTAGTCCACAACCTGCAAACTTACCTAAACAATTAACAAATAATCCTTTAACGGTAGCTGCACCTCAATACAATGAATTAAATGTATATTCAGCAACAACAGTTATTACATTTACTTGGAATGTTGAAAGCGCAGGGTTAATTGATAATAACCAAGAAATGATACAAGAACACGGTGTGTTTATAACTACAACTGAAAGTAATTTAAAAGATTCTAGAGGTCTTGAAATTTTTGATTTAGATGTTTTAAAAAGCAAAGCAGGTGTTGAAAATTTTTATAGTACTAATATAACTAAACCATATACAGGAGGAAGTAAAAGCACACCAGTAGATAATAATAAAGCATTGTTTGTAGGACAAAGAACTTCCTCAACAAAATATTATTATAAATTTTATATAAGAACTATTAGTCCAACCCTTTCGCCGAAATATAATATTGCAGATACACAATCAGGAATAGGAGAAATAACAACACAATGATACAGACAATAACAGAACTTTTATCAATAATAAAAAAACACAAAGTTACAGGTCGTTATATAGATATAGCATTAGGAAAAAATAAATATCCTGAAACTATGAAAGAAGCGTACAACCAATTTAAAAAAGAATTATGGCAAAAGTAACAATAGATATTGAAGCTAAATATAAAGAAGCAGCATTTGATATTGAACAATTAAATAAAGAGGTTGAAACTTTAGAAGAAAAGAACAAAAAATCTAATGAAGCACTTGATAAACATATTAAAAAAATTAGCAAATCTTCTTCTATTGCTAAAAAAGGTTTAAAAGGACTAGGACGAGGTATTTTGGGCGTAGGGAAAGCTATTAAAAAAGCAGGAATA